TGTTAATAAATGAGGGGGTCAAAAGAGATGCCAAGTGTAAATGAACGGTTGTTTTGGGATACTTTCCCTCAACTCTTGCTAGATGACCCAGAAGACGCTAATCGTGAGATCGTAGCTATTCTGAGATCATTTACCATGTCATGGTTCGCTGGTGAGCGCGAGGAAGAGTTCGTTGGTCGCTATTTTGAAAAGACTGAGAGTTCAGCCGATGAATATGATGGTGTCGGTGTCTAGATGCCACTCCCCTTCCATTGTCACGATTGCGATAGGATGACCATGAACGAATGTGGTGTCTGTGACCGTTGCTTGGAAGAGATGAAGCAGGATATGCTAGAACAATTTAAAAAGCCACACGAACAGGAATCGATAGAATACTTCTTTACCAAATGGGATAAAGAAAAGAAAGAGGAGAAACGAGAGAATGAAAATACCAAAGCAGATCAAAGTGGGGGCAATGAAATATGATGTTATTCAATGTTCTGAGGTTATTGTCAACAACGAAGAGGTTGCGGGGTCAGTCAGCCCAAGCCTCCAACAGATCAAGGTGCAAACTGGGCTTAAAAAAGAATTCACTACTGAGGTCATCATCCATGAGATTGTACATGCTATTGCTCATCATGCTGGCCGTAGCGACTTATTTGCAGACGAATCCATAATCGAATGCTTTGCAAACGGTTTTACTCAGGTAATGCTCGATAATAAGGGTATTTTTAACAGCTAATGGCTAAAGTCTTAATCCGAAACAAGAAGTTCGACGTATATTCTCGTGAGGAAGCCGACGCTATGGGCCTAGACTATGTTAAGGACTGGAGGCAGGTGGAAGCTGGCCAATGGTTCTTAACGACGGATGGTAGGGTATTGGAGTGCACAAAACGGCACTATCGTAAGCCATATGTCCAAAAATACATCCGTTCTGATGGAACTCAGGGTGAATCAGTCTCAAAAGAGTGGCATGAGATAGTTACTGGCTATGGGCCTACCCCAACATATAAGGGTGAGATTCTGGCTAGTAAACAATATTCGCCATATTGGGATAAGCTCCGCAAAGAGCCATTGATTCGAGATGTTAAGCCAACAAATATGCAGAGGGCATTCGTTGATTACCTTTTTATGTATGGTGAGCTTGACAATAGTGGTCTATGGAGTCCTGAGAGCATAATTAAGTGCTATCAATCAATATATAGCGATAACAACCCAAAGATGTCACTTGAACGTGGCTTGCATATCTTGAGAAAACGCAGGATCAAGGAATATATCATGCAGAATATGAAAGAAGAACTAGAGGCTATAGGTTTAAGCGACAAGTATGTTGCTCAGAAGTACAAGGACTTTCTTGAGGATGAGGAAATGTCTGAAACTACTAGACTGAATGCCTTAAATCGAATCAGTAGGCTGAGAGGTCATGATGACAAGGAAATTGAGCAGAGTCAGGAATCTGTTGTCTTATTAACCGATGGTGATCGCAAATTACTTGCCGAATCACGTAGGCAAATATCGAGCCAAAGCATGGATGATGTTGTTGGTGAGATAAATGTGAAGGTCATAGAGGATTTTCAGGAAGAAATCGTAGAGGAGGCTGATTATGACGAAACGGAAGAAGAATAAGGATAAGGATAATGGCGAACATAGTGCGTCAATCGATCTTGATCGAAATGTTCTTATTATTAATGGAACAGAGTATGAAGTTGAACGAACTGTTGCTACTTTTATATATGACATGATGTTATATACCGATAATATCGCAGAAGAGTATGCTTTTATGGCACGAGCGCAGGTCAAGCAGGTAAATGCTTGAACTAACACCCGACGAGAAACGTGAATGGCTGAGAAGGATGTATCTCGATATATTCTTCTTTGCCAGAGTGTTGTTTGGTGACGCAAATCACCCAATGCACTACCATGTTAGGCAACCATCCCCGCCATTTCACAAGACAATCTCAGATGAGTTGATGATCATGAATGCTGGTGACAAACTAGCCTGTGTTGCCCCTCGTGGACACGCAAAATCATCATTTATTAACCTTATTTATCCGCTCCATCGCATTTTATTCGGTGAAGAGTTCTTTATTTTGCTAATTTCCGAGTCTGAAGAGCAATCCAAGTTCAATTTGGAGGCTCTTGGTGACGAAATTGCCATGAATCCCAAAATTAAATACTTTTTTGGTGATCGCAAGGGGGAAATCTGGGGCAGTACGTCAAAAGAGGTCATTACTGGCTTTCATGATGACGGGACACCTTCTGGTACATGTAAATTATTGGTTCGTGGTGTTGGACAGAAGGTTCGTGGTCTAAAATACGGCCCGTATCGCCCAACATTGACGATTATTGACGATGGTGAGGGTGAGGCAAACTCTGCAACTCAAGCACAGCGAGAAAAGTTCAGAAGATGGCTAAATGCGGCTGTAATCCCAGGATCGGATGACTCAAAATTGGTCTTTATAGGTACTATTGTGGATGATGAAGCATACCTGAACCGTATTGCTGGGCCAAAGGCATATGATAAAAGGACTGGTGTATACAAACAGAAGGCTTGGAAGAGTCTATTTTTTCAAGCGATCATACAGGATGTTGAAAATTCTCAATATATTGGAGAAGGTCGTGAAATTCTGGATGATGATGGCATTCCAAAGGTGTTATGGCCAGAGAGAAGGCCGTATTCTTGGCTTGATGCAGAGCATGAGCGCCTAAAAGGTGAGGGAGATGAGGGGTATTTCTTTCAGGAGTACCAAAACATCCCAATGGATGATGCTGTTCGTGTATTTAAGGCTAAAGACTTGCAATACTGGGAAGGTGGATTCAGGATTATCAACAACCAGCCAGTATTGGTCGGTGGTACTGAGTCAGGTGAGAAGAAATTTATTCCAGTCAATACATTTATGGGGGTTGATCCAGCGTCTTCAGACAACGAGAAGGCTGATTATACGGTAATTATGATAATTGGTGTCGATAAAGACTTCAATATCTATGTAATTGATTACCATAGGGCCCAAATGCTACCAATGGATGGTGCAGATAAGCTGATAGAAATGGCCGAAGACTACAAACCGAAGTCAATTAACATAGAAAAGACTGGCCATGCTATGTTATCCGACTATATTTTTAGAGTATCTAAGGAAACTGGTAAATTCTGGAATATCAATCCAAAAGATGCTATTAAAAGTAAATATTATCGTATTAAACAGATGCAACCCATGTTTGCGTCACATGCTGTCTTTCTGAAAGATGAACATGCTGAACTTGAAGCTGAGTTATTGGCATTCAAAGAGCATGGTACTGGCTTTAAAAAAGATACTCTTGATGCATTAAGATGGGCTACAGATGATATTTGGGCTCCAACTGGAGAATTTGACCCAGATGAAGGAAGTTATTCGGCAGAACCAGAACCAATCGGTCAAGACTGGGAGACTGGTGCTCTAATATACTAATAACTTTGTATATGAATAATTCACATATTATATTATGCCCAGTTTATTCGGAGGAACTGTGATTCAAATTGAAAGACTAGACACACCAGAAATTAGCGCACGAGATATTATAGATCAATATACTCGTTTTTCTTCATCTGCTACAACCTATTTCAGCCAAATGTCTGAGGATTTGTCGTTTTTCAAGGGCAATCAACTCACACAGGCGCAAAAAGAATATCTTGAAAGTGTTGGACAGCCTCCAGAAGCAAATAATAAAATCAGACCTGCCGCAGAGCAGGTTCTTTCTAATGTAGCATCTAAGGCTCCAGACTGGGATGTAACTCCAGTTGGCAAGCTCGATAATAAGTTAGCGGCTGTTTATGATGCCCTAATGGATGAGATTTGGTATAAGTCAGATGGTGATGTTCATTTCAGAAACGCAGTCAAGTCCTTTATAATCAAGGGCTTAGGCTATTTTTATGTGTATCCAGATTGGGTGGCAGATGGTGGTCTTGGTGGCATGAGGATTAAATTCCTGAAGCCTGAGTCTGTATATGTAGACCCAAATTCAACTCTTGATGACTTTGCCGACTCATCTGCCATTATCATGTCTGATACTCAAGTTCGTAATGCTATGCTTGTTGCATTTCCACAATACAAGGTATTGATCGAAGATGCACCACCAGATGAAACCCTGAACGAGAAGGGCTCTGGTCGCTATAACAGAGATGACATGCAAGGCCGTACAGATATAAGTGGCGATGATCAGGAGAATATCCGTAAATATGTACATTGGTCTAAGATTTCAATCCCAATGGTTAAAATTATTGACACCCTTACTGGTGCTAACCAGATATATAATAGAGATGACTATCTAGAATTAGTTAAAGACCCAGAGTATGAAATATCTGTATCAGAGGGAGCTATCTCTGAAGAGGTCGTTTATGATGTAGGCGTGCGTGAAGTCTTTGTCATCGGTGAGGCTATTGCTTATGATAATATACTGCCAATATCTGGTTATCCAGTAATACCTGCATGCAATGAACATGACAGCACTCCATATCCAGTCGGAGATGTAAGGCATGCCAAGAGTCCACAGCGAATGCTCAACAGAACTGAAGCATTGATCGTTGCACACACAGCCGCGACTACAAACTTCAAACTCGTTGTTGAGGATGGAGCTATAGAACCAGCAGAACTGCGAAAATGGGCTATGACTAACGCTGTAGTCAGGGCAAATCCTGGGGCCTTAACTGCTGGAAAGATTAAAGAATTTGCTCCACCTGCGATCAGTTCTCAGTTATTTATGGAAAAATCAAGATATGAACTTGATATTGAACAAATCTTTGGAGCATATAAATATTTACAGGGTGATGCATCAGATTCGCCCGATACTGTTGGAGCCGCCGCTATAGCGAATGAAGGCTCTGCTAGGAAACAGAACTGGAAAGTATTGCCATTATATGACATGCTGACAAAGGCTGGTCGTATAGTTATGGATTGGATTCCATATGTCTATACAGAACAACGTGTTGTCCGTCTTGTTAATGAATTTGGCAAGCAGGAAGACGAGACACTCAATAAACCATATATAGAAGATATGACTGGCGATGTCAAGCGTATGTTCGCAACTGGTGATGTTGAGGTTGATATTCGCGTAGTAATTGGATCAACTAGGGCTAGAACGCCACTTGCTGATCTCAATAGAGATATTATGTTATTGAACAATGGTATCTATGATAGAACACAAGTTATTCTTAACATGGATACAGATATAGATAAAGAAGCATTAATTGAGCGACAGGGAGAGATTGCACAACTGCAAAGTATGGTCGAACAATTACAAGAGGAACTGAAGCAGACACAGGGTGATTTACAATCTCGTGAGAGAGAAGTATTTCACGCTAATATGCGTGCTGAGATTTCTGAGGCTACTAAACCAGTAGCTCAGGCTCAGGCAAACTTAAAGGCTACTGCTAGTCTTGAGGAATCGAGACAGCGTGACAATACTCAGCGTACTGCTGAGGATTTAGCTAGCTTGGAAGATTCGGTAAACTCCAATGATAAGGAAGAAAAGCCAGCCTCCTAACGGGGTAACTGGCGACCTAAGCAAAAGGAGCATCGTATGGGTCAAGAAAACGGTAAAGAAAGGGCAAACGTCAAAGAAATCACAGGTGGTAACGTAGTCGATATTCTCACAGAGTTTAACGAGCGTAACGAACAACGCCCACAGGATGTGGTGGAGGATGAGTCTCAGTCAACTGTTACCGAAAATACAGTTGAAGGTTCAGAGGGAACCGAAGTTGTTGAGAAGAAAGAAGAACTTACTGATGCTGAGAAGCAATGGATTATTGATGGCAAATTTGAAGATACTGAGGATGGAAGAAAAGCCCTCGGCAAAAGCTATCGAGAACTTCAGAGTGAGTTTGATAAGCGTAGTCAGGAATATGGCGACAAGGATAAGCATTACGAGGCTCTTTCAGAGCTTGAGCAATGGCTGATTGATAATCCCAATGCCGTTAAAATGATTAAAGATGAGTATATCGATGCTAATGATAAACCATCTGCGCCAGATAAACCAGCAGACTTCGAGCCTCTCGATATTGGGGTAGACGGAACACCAAGCAATGATTGGTTTCTGGCTGTTCAGGAGTATAATAGGAAGCTAGGCTCTGCCGAAGCTAAGGAAGAAGTTCAGAAACTCAGAGATGAGTTGCGTTCTGATAAGGAAGCTACTGAGAGGGATGCCGAAAGGCGCAAATCACTTATCGAAGCTGGTCTTGATGAATCTGAAGTTGAATCCTATAAGAGCTTTATGAACAACCCTGATATGTCAAATGACGAAAATCTTGTAAAGATTTATCGTTTATTATCTGGTAACAAAAAACAAACAGAGACAGAAGGTATCGTCAAAGAACTTAATAGTCCAAAGGAAAGGATCGTAAAGACCCCAGCCGCCGCCGCTGTTGCAGGTACTACACCTATCCTAACCTCGAAAGAGGAGGAGAAAAAGAAGTTCCTTGAAGGTATAATGTCTCAAGGTAGATAAGGAAATAAATAATGTCCGTTGATTATGGAACAGGAACCGCTCTACAGTTTACCGATAGCACCCAACGACAGGTACTAGAACTCGGTGAACTTATTCACATGTATAACCCCGATGTGACTCCAATTCAGACTATTGGAACACGTCTTAACCATAACGTCACTCCAGTACCAATTTTCGAGTGGATGGAAGATGAATACTTCATCAAAAGAAGTATCAAAACTGACATCGTCGATGGAACTGGCGTGGTTGATACTGCAACAGCAACCGCTAATGGTGATAATTCTATTGTTGTGCTTGAACGTCAAGCTCAGATGGAATTGTTTGAGGTCGGTGGAATTTACGCCGCTTCAGCCGCAGGTGGTAGTGCCGCTCTTGCTACTGACGTAACTCACTTAATGTGTGTTCGTGTTGGTAAAAATTGTGACCATGCTTCTGCAACAGACAAGATGGTTCAGTTCGTAGCTGGCCACCTGACATCTGGAGCCTTTGTAATTGAGGCTGTAGCAGATGGAACAGATATGATCGTTGGAGATGCCGCTGGTGTCTTGAGCCTTACCTTTTACGGTAATGCCCAGTCTAACGCAACATATGGCAATGCTTGGGATTTGAGCAATGCTAATATCGCCGCACTTGTGGATGACGTTAGTTTTGGTCAGGTTGTATCTGGCCCATCTATTGGCTATGCTGAAGGTGCTGGCGTTGGTGAGGAAACTCGCAAGAAAGTCCGTAGGTTGAAGAACTGTACGCAGATTTTCCGCGAACCATACACTATAACTGGAACTGCTGAAGCCGCGAAACATTACGGTGGTGCAGAACTTACACGTCTTCAGGCTCGTAAGCTTGCCAAGATCAAAGCAGACCTTGAGTTTGCTCTATTGATCAACGGTGCATACGATCTTGATGCAACTGCTGAAAATCCACAGAGAACCTTTATGGGTCTTGGTGTTGGAAGTGCCGCAGGAGCAATCCAGACATTCGATGGCTATGATAACTCAGATATGCAACTGAGCTATGCCTCTGGTACTATCGACAACTTCGATGATATTGTTGAATTGATTTTCACCGATATGATTGATGGCTCTGGAAAGAAAACAGTCTTCGCATCCAATAAATGGATGAAGAAGCTAGTCCGAATGGTTCGTGCCTCAACAGGTACAACCCTGAATGCCGAATTGGGTTCAGACGCAACTGCTGGTCTTCGTGTCCGTTACTACTACGGCCCCGTTGGAGAACTTGAGTTTGTAGCTCATCCTCTCTTAAAGGGTGTATACGAGAACTATGCTGTCGCTATCGATTTCTCGAACTTCGATATGCGCCCATTGCGTACTCGTGACCTCCAACTTCGCGATAACATCGTGCAAGATGGTACTGATGGACAGACTTCTGAGTGGCTCTATGAGGGTGGCCCAGAAATCCGTAACGAACAAACACACGCTATCTTAAAGTTAACCTAAGAGATACCGTCATAAATGGTGTGGGGTTGTTGATTCAGCCCCACATCCCTATATAAAGGCTGACAATGAGATTTAAAGAAGCGTACCAATTAATAGATGCCTCACTCTTGAATGCTGACTTGAGAGTACCAATAACTCCAGCATTGAAAGCATTGACTTTCGATAGATTCGTTAAGAATGCTGGTAAGAAAATGGTTCGCAATGTATCAGTTGAGTCACTTTCAGCCTCCGCGACCAATCGTTATATTATCACTAATAGCGATTATGATGGTCAAATTATTAAAGTAGAACAGAATGGCACTATAATCCCATTCATCGGTGAGAAAAATGCATCACTAGATTCTGATAGTGATACTGTTAGTCAGATTGGCTACTGGACACGCAATCAGAGAGACGTTATATCACAGACTGTCACCGCTAAAGATGATAATCCATCCGCCTTTACAACTGCATCAGCACATGGACTGGTTACTGGAGATTTTGTTGAAATGTCAGAGATAGTTGGATATTTAAGCGCCGCAGGTGCACTCTCTGAGTTTAATGGAATCAAACATGCTGTTACTGTCACAAGCACAACTAAATTTACGATTGCAATAGACACCTCTGCATATGGAGTTTTGCAAACTGGAACAGATGGCCTTGTACGCTTTAGTAATAACCTGCTATTATTTAGCAAGGATACTGATGGCGATGGTGGTGATATAAAAGTATACTATTATTCAGCCCCCAGAGCTAAGTCGGACATAGATAGCGAAGTGGATGTACCAGACCTGCTTGTATGGTCTGCACTTTATGATACTGTAGCTGAGTTCCTAAATATTGATGGGAAACTACAGTTGGCATCTGGCTATAGAGGTTTGGCGAAGAAGAATAGAGATGAATATATGGAAGAATCTCGCAATAGAGAACCATCATTTGATAGGTTAGTATTGCCAATGCAGGAGTTTAACGAAAGATGAGCACTTTTCAAGTAAGAATAGAAGACATTGTAGGCGCTTTAGTTTCGCCTGATACTGATTTTCTGACAGACTCACTAACTGATGCTTTGAGTGAACTGATAGCATTGCTTCCAGACAGTTATTTATGGGCTGTTTCATCGCAGACAGGATCATTAACATCAAATGGTGTTGGTGTAACTGGCAATAGGGTCTTACTCGTTGAACGAGAGAATGGTGCATCAGGTGAATATGTCGCCTGTAAAAAAGTCTTGCCAGCATTTGAGTTAAGATATTCAGATGTAAACAGCATTTTCTATCCAAGCACAGATGAGCCAGTATATTTCCTCAAAGATGAGAAGATATATGTTTATCCAGCCCCAGCCGCCTCGCCTAATCAATTCCAATATTCAGCAGTTGCGACTCAGGCATTGCTGTATAGCGCATCTACATCCCCTATTGACTCAATGTTTGACAGTATTATAGTATTGGGTGCTTCTGTTAAAGTGAGATTTAGACAGATAGTTGACAAAAGGGCATCACTCCCTGCATCATTTACGATACCGACACAACCGACTACGACATTGTCTGCTCCAAGTTTTTCATATATACCCCCAGTCGTAGCTCCAAGTTACGCTGATATAGATACACAAGTTTCTGATGAAGACCCTGAACTGGCACAACTTGAAATTGCCAAAGTTAGTGAGGAGATCGGTGAGTTTTCTGCTAAGATTCAAAATGAGTTGGCCGTGTTCAATGAACAGGTCAAAGAATATACTGCTGGCATTGGGCGATTCGATTCTGAATATCAGGCATGGGCTCAAGATGTCGCCGCAGATGTCCAGAAGTATTCCTCAGAATTAAGCAACTACTCATTTGAACTGCAACAGATGAATGCAGAACTGGGCGCATTGCGTGAGATGTATAAGAGTGCATTGGCTCCATATTTGATTAGGGAAAAATAATGGCAGATAGAGTTCGAGTATCAACAAGCGTTTCGCCACAAGTCTTAATGACTGATGCCGATGCTGATGATGTGTGGGCAGTCCAGCATGATATTGGCAGGACTGTTGGCTCTTCATTTAACATAGACGTTTCCAAATGGGCTGTAGATTTAGCTAAAAACGTTACATCAACAGGTGGTGCTGTGCTAATAGGTTCATCTCCAGTTAATGAATATTCTGTTCTGTATTTAAAGAATACTGGTTTTGATTCAAGCGGTGATGCTCAGACCAGAACTGTTTCCTTGAGCCTCGATACTGGCTCTTCATATAACATAAGACTGTCTGCTGGTGAATCTATTGCGATTCCCATAACAACTATAGTTGAAGAAGATATTTATATTAAGTGCTCTAGTGCATCTGGCATAGTGTGTGAATATGTTGGGGGATATACAAGTTAATGCCTAAGAAGTTATATCACATATCACAATTCCATGATGGGATCAACGATGTATTCAATCTGTCTGATATTAAAGATAGTGAGGCTAATGCAATCCTCGATCTTGACATCAGCAAGGTTGGCAAACTGAGAATGGGTGGTGGCGTATCCTCTTCTGGAGCCCCAAGCATTAACGGTAGCGCATTAATCAATGAGGGTGTTGGTCTGTTCTCTTACAGTTCTGACAGAACATATTCTGGTGCTGAAACTGGAGAGAACTGGGTAGTCTTGAGTGATAAGGCTTTATCTCAAGTGGATGTCTATGACGGTACTTGGAGGGTGAATGTCATTGATCTTGGTAGTGGAACAGACGCTAGTATAGTCTATTATGTTGTCGATGGTGTGTTGAGGGCATGTGATGCTGGTTTCGACGCTGGCAATAATGCCTATTGGTATGGATATATAGACAAAGACAGATTTGCTAATTTTTATTCTACAGATATATCATATACCGATACTGGATGGTACGCAAAGAAGAATCAATTCTCAGCACCAAGTCTAGAGGCTGTGAACGAAGAGATCGTTGCCTATTCGTATACGATTCCAGCCGCAAATGGTGGTATGGTGATTAATGTTACCGAGACTGGAACAGGCAGTTGGGATGGAGATTATGAATTTGCAATATCTGCTGTTTATAATGATAATGAGGAATCACCACTCGCAACGACAGGTACATACAAGGAAAGTGATTCAGGTATCGCAAATGATTATTTGTCATTTTCAACGTCAAACCTGAAGCTTGTCTTGTCAATCAAAGCCACGTTAACTACACATATAGATGAAAGAATAACTAAATATAAAATTTATTCAAGAGAAGTCGGTAATCAAGACTGGACTCTTCAGGCGATATACAACCTAGCTCGTGGCAGTATGGCTAATGGTGAATCAGACTACAATCAATGGCAAACATTAACAGAATATTATGGTGGTGGTGCATCTTCCCTCCCATGTGCTGGTGTAACACTTACAGCCCCAATCAGTTCTGATACATATTTATCCGAAACTGGTTATCCATCTGCTGGAATCGCTAAAGAAGATTTATATGCTGAATATAAAACATCAGTTTTAGCTGGTCGTCGAATGTATATTGGCAATGTCAAAGCATACAATGAAGATAATGAGTTCATTGAAATGAATGATGCGATGTATCGATCACCGACAAATAAGTTCGATATATTCCACAGAGATAACAAAGTGGATGTTGCGATCAATGATGGTGAATCAATAACTGCATTGGCTGTATATGATGATAAATTGCTTCAGTTCAAAGATAGAACCCTCTATGTTATCAACATTGGTCAGGATATTGAGTTTCTTGAGGGAACTTATTCATTTCGTGGAGTTAGAGCGCAGAACTGCGTGGCAACTACTGAATACGGTATAGCATTCGTCAATGAATATGGATTATTCTTATTTGACGGTTCAACGGTCAGGGATTTAACTGATGCTGGTGTTGGCCAGCGAATAGATATGGGGTCATTTTATTATGATCCAGATTATACAGACTGGTCTGGTAGTTTTATTGGATACTATCAGGATGATAAACAGCTACTCGTATTCAATGACAATACTACAGATGCAGTAGCTCAGGCATATGTATATGATTTTAGGACAAACTCATTCTCCTACATAGGAACAACCTTCCCAGAGAATCCACTTACAAATTTGACGCAAACCCAAGATGGCTATCTATTATTGGGGTATCAAGACTCAACCAAAGTATCATTTAAAACATGGTCTTCTTCACCAGTCGCCAGTTCTTCGATCAAGTGGGATAGTAAGTATATAGACTTCGGTGCTCCATCATTACGCAAAAAGATATATAAGGTCTATGTATCCCATTGGGGTGCTGGAGCGAGTAAGGTAAAGCTCTACTATAGACTGAACGGTACAGAGTCGGCTCCAGACTGGGTGGATGCAGGTGAGTTCGAC